TGTTCAGACGGAAAACAAGAGGAAAATATGACTACAGAAACTCCTAATGTTAAAGAGAACTCCGAAGCGGAGAATATCGTGGAGCGCGAATTCGCGTCCCTACGAACGCAACTAGAAGAGATGACAGTTTCCAAAGCAGAAATCAATACTCAGTATGAAGATGCCCTCAAGCTTATTGAGGAATTTAAACTTGCTGAGGAAGAGAGAGCTGCTAAAGAAGCCGAAGCTCGAAAGGTTAGCGTTGTAGAGGCGATTCTATCTAAGGAACTGATTTTCGGTACCTTAGAAGAGGATAAGAAAGAAGCTCGCCACGGTGAACTCACTGCTTGGGAGGAACCAAGGCTGACTGGTTTCAGCGAAGCTCTTGCTGCACTTCCGGTACCTGAGGACACAGAACGTACCTTCGGGAAGGGTAAATCCACCGAGGGAGAAGCTGTTCCAGCGGAATCCGAGAGAAAATTTGCAGTCAAGTTAGATAAAAAAACTGGGCGTATCAAAATCGACCCAGATGTACTAAGAGGTAATTAATTATGGCAACAGAAATTTTGATAAATGATGGTGGTGCACCAGCACGTATCCTTCCATTTGTAGCGGCTGAAGATGTCACTGCTGGTAACGCACTAACGTTCGATACCAGTGGCGAAGTCAAAAACGCTAACAGTGGGGATAGTGCAGGAGACCAATTTGCGGTCTGCGGGTATGCACTCACAACCATCACGTCAGGAAATGTCGTAAGTGTTATTTCTGGGCACGGCGTTATATTGAACGTCAATTGTGCAGACTTAAATGCTGGTGTAGGGTTGATGATGGGAACGACTGATGGTCGTCTTCTTGCAGCAACCAACGCAACAACTAAACCAAGTTGTCAAGCAACTACATTAGAGAACAACTCCGCAGCGGGACTCACTAAGGTGATAACCCACTAAGGGGTAGGTGATTATTATGGTAGCACTAACTCAGAATTTAGCACCCGGTCTTCTTACTTCCCTTAACACTGGCGCTTATGCAGCGACTGGTGGAACAGGGGAGCGTGTACTCATAGACTATAAAGACGCTATTAAGGACTACAAGGTTACAGACCTTGCAGCAATGGCGATGTTTACAGAACCTATGACCACAGAGACTGGCGGTGATATTGATATCACATTCGCAAAGCCTTCCATGGGTATGGAAGAAATCAACGAAGGTAACACACCACAATACCAGCACACTAATCTACGCTCCGAGAGAGTATCAGTAGGCGAGTGGGGACTGGCTATGGGTGTAACCCGTCGTATGATTGAAGATTCACGTTTCAATGAAGTCGAGATGGCTTTGAATGAAGCACGCAGGGCGGTAGACCGTCATATGACTAAGCACGTTGTTTATGCGTTGCTCGGTATCCTAGACTCCACGTTCGGAACGGGTGTTGACGGAGCTAGCATCGTAGCAGGCACAACTGAGGCTAACATTGTAGACTTTAGCGATAATGTTTACGGTGGTTTCCTAGGTAGTGGTTCCGAAATTAATGTCGGACGTAACTATTCGTATGGTCTAACTGCTTCAGGCACGCTTCAAACAGGTCACTATGTAACCGCAGCTGGCGGGTCAGGCGACGGTGAACTCTCTATAGGAGATTTAACCACAGCTATGGAACTTATTGGCGGACACGGCTATAATGCTAACTCCCTAATGATATCCCCAGCGCATTACAAGACTTTACTGAACTTGGCAGACTTTACAACGGCAATTGGTGGTGGCACTGGCGACTATCCATATGTTGTTGAAGAGACTCAACCATTCAAATCCACTATAGGAACAGCTGTCGTAGGTAGCATTTATGGTCTAACCATTACTACCAACGCATGGTGCCCTCCTGATAGGATTTTTATGTGGGACAGCACCGTAAAGCCGATGTCATACGTGGAAAGGCGACCATTGACTGTAGAGGAAGCAAATCCGGGATTCGGAATTGTCGGTTCTTACATGTCGATGAGATACGGACTGAAGGTTACAAGCCCGATGTCTGGTGTAATTATTATCAACGTTTAGATACGTTAATTTTAATAAGGGCTCAGGGAGTGGGCCCTAACCACTCCCAACATTTTTCTTTACTAGTCGTAGGAAGGTCAAAACAATGAGAGGAACTAAAGCGTTACGGTCAAAAACCAAACAAGCGATTCCAGTGGCTTGGCGCTCCTATTTATACGACGCTACTTGGAACTCAAGTAATAAAAAACTAACTTTAAAAAATACCAACACCCCCAATGTAAGAATTGCTTTAACTGGAGTTGGTGGGTCTCAAGGTACTCAAGGTCTTCAAGGTACACAGGGAACTACAGGTGTACAAGGAATACAAGGTGTTGCGGGTTCTGTTGCTGCTCAAGGGACACAAGGAACTACTGGTACACAGGGAACTACAGGTTCTCAAGGAGCTACCGGCACTCAAGGAACTACTGGTACGCAAGGAACTACTGGTACGCAAGGAACTCAGGGTACACAAGGAATTCAAGGTATTCAAGGCACTCAAGGTATTCAAGGCACACAAGGTGTACAAGGGCCTCAAGGCACTCAAGGAACTCGAGGAATATTTGGTGGTAATAGCCAAGAATTTAATTATAGTAGTTTTGATATCTCTGCTGGCTCAGCAGGACAAACCAATTTTGGATTTAATGTTGCAGTGCCCGTTTCTGGGCCACCTGATTACACTTTAATTACAAAGGTGGGTATATCCGACTTTGATGTAAATACTGATGATGTAAGTGCATGGAACGATACTTTAGATGATGGTGATAGTGCTACGCGCGGGCACTTACGCATATCTAAAGCCACTGATTCTTCTATATGGGTGACATTTGATATTACAGGTGCTAATGTAGCTGGGGGCGCGGGAGTTACCGCTTATGAAGAAGTACAAGTAGATTATATAGACCATATCGGGGCTTTTACTGGTGGTGATGATTGTGTAATTTCTTTTGTTCAGAGTGGAGATAAGGGGTCTCAAGGAACTCAAGGTATAACTGGCGCTCAGGGAACTACAGGAACACAGGGAACTCAAGGAATACAAGGTATTCAAGGAACTACTGGTACTCAAGTACCTCAAGGAACTACTGGTACTCAAGGAACTCAAGGAACGACTGGAACACAGGGAACTCAAGGAATACAAGGTATTCAAGGAACTACTGGTACTCAAGGAACTCAAGGAACGACTGGAACACAGGGAACTCAAGGCATCCAAGGTATAACGGGTGCTCAAGGTATACAAGGTATAACGGGTACTCAGGGAACTACTGGTGCTCAGGGAACTACTGGTGCTCAGGGAACTCAGGGAATTCAGGGAACTACGGGAACTCAAGGAATTCAAGGAATTACAGGAACTACTGGTACTCAGGGAACTCAGGGAATTCAGGGAACTACTGGTACTCAGGGAACTACTGGTACTCAGGGAACTACTGGTACTCAGGGAACTACTGGTACTCAGGGAACTACTGGTACTCAGGGAACTCAAGGAATTCAAGGAATTACAGGAACTACTGGTACTCAGGGTACACAAGGAATTCAGGGAACTACTGGTACTCAGGGAACTCAGGGAATTCAGGGAACTACTGGTACTCAGGGAACTCAGGGAATTCAGGGAACTACTGGTACTCAGGGAACTACTGGTACTCAGGGCACTACAGGTACCCAAGGAGCTACTGGCACACAGGGTACTCAGGGAACGCAGGGAACCACAGGAACACAGGGTACGCAAGGTACGCAAGGCACTCAAGGTATTCAAGGCACACAGGGCACTCAAGGCATACAAGGTACCGAAGGTATAAGAGGTGGCACCCGATATAATTTCGATAGTACTACTACCGATGCTGACCCCGGTGCTGGAGAATTCAGGTTGAATCATGCAACCTTTGCCTCAGTAACTCAATTATATATAGATGATGTGGATGCCAACGGTATAGACCAGCAAGACTGGTATGATACATGGAATGACTCTACTAGTACTATTGAAGGCACTCTAATAATACAGTCGGTAGATGGTTCAGATACTTCCTATGCCTCAATGCAAGTAACTGCGGTAGCGGCGGCCACAGGATACTATAAGATTACTGTTACTCCTGTTGTTGGGTCTGCTAATCCTCCTTTTGCTAATGCAGAGGAATGTATTTTAGAATTTAGTAGAACTGGAGATAAGGGAACGCAAGGCACACAAGGAATACAGGGAACTACTGGCACTCAGGGAACACAAGGTATCCAAGGAACTACGGGGACTCAGGGAACTCAAGGTATCCAAGGAACTACGGGGACTCAGGGAACTCAAGGTATCCAAGGAACTACGGGGACTCAGGGAACTCAAGGTATACAGGGTATAACAGGTACACAAGGAACTCAAGGTACACAAGGAACTACAGGAACTC